AAGAACGCAATTATCTTGTAAAGGGTATTGCTGGTCGTCAGTTTTCTCGTCAATTTGTTCTCGCTGATACAGTAGTGGTTCGTGATGCAAACCTTGCTGACGGCATTCTTTCAGTTCATCTTGAGAATGTCATTCCTGAAGAACAAAAACCTCGTAAGATTGAAATTAAATAATCATTGAGAATTATATTATGAATCGTAATGAACTATCGTGGGATGAATTGTTTATCTTACAGGCTGTTCTGATTTCTCAGAAGAGCAAAGACCCATCAACGAAAGTTGGTTGCATCATTGTAAATGATGATAACGTGATACTCTCAACAGGCTTCAATGGCTTTCCTCGCGGCATTGAAGAAGATTGGAAGGACCGTTGGAAATCACCAGAGAAGTATCATTGGGTTGAACATGCGGAACGCAACGCGATCTTCAATGCTGCGCGTGTTGGCGTTTCTTTGAATGGTGCCAAAGCATATCTAAATTGGGAACCAAAGCCATGCGCTGAGTGTTCTCGTGCGCTCATTCAAGCAGGGATCAAGGAAGTCATCGGACCAAACCGACCATTCACAGGTAAAGGTGCAGGAAAGCATTACTCGATTGATCATGCCGAAATCATGCTCGCCGAAGCAGGAGTCCGAGTGCGCGTTTTCGACCTCCCCCCTGAGCTCTCCCTTCCCCCAGAATAGGTCTCCTCTCGCGCTCTCTCGCTCGGCGAGAGTGTGTGTCGTAAGTTGTTGATTCTATTCAGTTTTTTTCTATTGTGTTTTTAGCGAAAACAGGTAGAATATAATTATGAAAAGCGAAAACACTATTGTAAAAATCGGTGACGTCGTCAAGAGTCTTGACTTCGTTGGTCACAACAACTGCTACTATGTCGGTATCGTAACTGCGATCCACCAGAATGATGGCACATTCCGCGCTGACACGGTCAAGCGTGTGTGGATGGGTCAGATCGATACAGATTTCGTCTCTAACTCTTTCGTTGCTCCGCTTCCTGGCAATTTTCTCCTAGACGATGAGTTCACTGCTCATCCCCGTATTCAGGTGCTTGCCTAATGAAAATTTCAAATGCTCAATTGATGCTGGATGCGTGTAATCTTGTGAATGCTGCAGACCATCTTCTTGCAAACTGTTCGTCCGAACTTGATCTCAGTTCCAAGGATTGCTACATTCTTGCTGAGAAACTCGAGCGTGCGTTCCACACACTTTTGGTGCTCGGCGATCGCAAGACGCAAGTCGAGTTAAACAAACTTCCAATGAATGATGAGGTGCCTTTCTGATGACTAGATTAGATCGTGAACATGGGAGCCCATATGATCGTGGGTCGGCTGACAGTTACTATCAACGTGGTCGCAATCCGCACTATTACAAGGGTGCAACTGCGCAAAGCGATTTGGTGGTTGAACTGACAGCAGAAGAACTGGCTGAGTATCATCAAGGTTTTGATGACAACGAAGCATCTGGCAATTTCAAAGATTGGGGTTGATTATGGGATTTTTCAAAGAATTAGAAATCGAAGTGATGGATCGCATGAACGAGGGCATGTCAGAAACGCAGATTGCGACTGATCTGAAGTTGCCACTCGATGAGGTTCGTCGAATTATGGCTGCGATGTATGGCATGGATTATGATGTTGCTGACACTGATGCCAGCCCTGACATTGACTATGACACTGACTTTCTTGCGGAGCACTACTAATGGGCGATGTAATGACAGAAAGCAAGGTCTTTGAACTTTGTGTTAAAATGCAACGTCTTGGGTATGCAGTTATTTGCTTCACTCCAGAAGAACTGCGTGGTGCGAATCCTGACCATGTTCAAGACCGTTTGGTTGAACTTGGCTGGGACGTCATCGATACTCTTGCGACTGAACCAAGAGAAGGTGAGGGTTGATGCCCAACTCATATCGTCAATCTGTGTTCGTCCCAAGAACAAGAGTTAAATTCGATCCTAGCAACAAACAACACATGCTTGATTTTGCTAGGTTCGTGAAGTATAATAGTTGGACAGATGGATGTCAGTATTTCTTGGAAGATCCATACTCTGATATTCCATCGATGATTCGTGCTAAAATTGCTGATTACACTCTATCTAAACTTGTGGAGAAAGTCTGATGAATGGTGATTTTGAAGTGATGCCTCGCGGCACAATGGAAGAGCTGAAGCAGTTGCGTGCATTCGCGAACAGTATGATCGACGCATCAAGAAGTGATGCTGATCCTGCTGATGTGTGGCATGAAGTATCGCCAATGATCAATATGCTCCAACATTGGTATATTCAACATAACGAGAAATATCGTCTATAATATTTCATGATTTTTTGAAATGAAAATTGCTTTAATTTTTTCTGGTATTCCTAGATATCTTCATAAGAGTAGTTTGAATATCAAGAGAACTTTAATTCAAAATCATGACGTTGATATTTTTTCCTATGTATGGAAAACTTCTGAATTTGAATATTTAAATTATGTGTATAATCATACAGTGTTACAAACTATTGATTTTAAAATTGTAGAAAAGCTTCCAGCAAGCAGGCATAATATATTTTCTCATTGGTTTGGAAAACAGTTTGCGTGTCATTCTTTTAGAGAATTTGTGCAGGCAACTAAAAGAAGTTATGACTTCATTGTGAGAACTCGGCACGATATATGTTTTTACAATAATATTCATTTTGAGAAGTTGAATCCCGAATTGTTAAACGTTTCACTAAAACATTGGAATGGACATCCAACTCCAATATTTGATGATAACTTAATGATCACCAGCCAGCAAAATTATTTTAATTTTTATGGAGATATATTTGACTGGTATTCTGGTCAAACCACAAACAATTTCGAAGACATTTCAGAAGAAAAATTAACTGAATTTGCATTTAACAAAAACGTTTTCCCTTCAATAAACAAGAGCTCCATAATCGATTTTGAATTGACTAAGCATACTTTAGAGGGAAATGTATTATGATGGTCTATTGCGCAGCGCGATTCAAGCCAAAGAAGAAGCGCAAAGCAAAAGGTGTGATCGCGAAAAAGTATAACAGAAGCGCGGCAATTCTCGGAGTAGAGGAACTTCCGCGCCTTGAGTATAGTCCTCGGGTTGGTGCAGATACTGCAAGAAAGATTCAATCTCTGAGTACAACTGTTTCTAGCACCGAACGCAAAGAGTCGTTGAAGTACACTGGGACTCTTGTGAAAGGAATCGCAACGATGCATAAGTCGAATGCAGTTCCTGTGATTGATGAAGAACAGATGAAGGAAATCTCTCGCATGCGGCGAGGATAACAGAGGAGAGTAATATGGTCGCTCAAACTAAAGCAATGTTGTATACAATCGCATATGTTTCTGGTGGAATCGTTATTGGTGTCTTGTTTACACTTCTTGCAGAATGGGTTGGTGCTCAGTATGCAACGATGGCAGTTCTTGTGGCGATGATCGTAATGATTTCTTCTTGGATTTATGATGTGAAATTAAATCAATATACGAGAGAGGAACAGCAAGATTGATCTCACCTTGCAAGAGCATTTGCAAACTCAACAGCCAGCGTGTATGCGTTGGCTGTTTTCGCACAGCTGCGGAAATTACTGATTGGTTGCGCTTGCCTTTGGACGAAAGAAAGCGTATAATGTTAGAATGCAAAGAGCGCGAGGAATTATATCATGAGCGAAGAAATCAAGAAACCTGAGATCAAAAAAATATCTTTCCCAGATCGATTTGATCTTGAGCAACAAATTTTGGAGTGCTGGAATGTGACGAGCGACCTTCGCCATGTGTGCGAGTATCTCTTGGATGCTCCACTTGAACCGAATCGCGAAGATAAGATTGCAAACATGTTGCTTGGGATAGAAGAATTATACAATCACAAGTTTGACAAGATGTTTCGAACATTTGAATATTTGATTACGGTTGGTAAAATTAAGTGACCACACTCGAGTCAGTCACTCCCAAGGATGGGATCACGTGGTATGTAAAGTGGATTGCAAGTATCATAACGCTGTTCGGAATTACAATTCGCGCAACAGGTCTGACTGAATATCAATATATAGATATTATCTGTAGTTGGATTGGTGCAGTAGGTTGGTTCTATGTGGGCATGAAATGGAACGATCGCGCGCTGATGGTCTTGAATGGAGTTATAGGTGTCATTTTATTTGCAGGAATCCTGCGACACTTTTTAGCATAACTATATAAAAGGAGCGATAACTATGCCAGCAAAAACTGGAACAAAGCGACATGGTAAAGGTCGCGCAAAACTTGGTTCAAAAAAGAGAGCAGCGCGTCGTAAGAAGAAGTGATATGACAATTATTACTGACGAAATTTGGAATGAAGAGACTGGTAAAGTCTATAACGAAAATCCCATGCTTTCTTGGGAAGCATGCGAAATGATCGCTTGGAATAGATTGACTGAATTGTATGGTAATGTAACTTATGAAAATCTCAATCGGCAAGTATTCTAAAAAGGGCGAACAGAAAAAGTCCATTCGAATTGATCCATGGGACACATGGAGCATGGATCATACTCTTGCTGACATAATTCATCCGATGCTAAAACAGCTGCGCAAGACTCAACATGGTGCACCTTGTACTGATGATGAAGATGTTCCTGAGCATCTTCGTTCAACTGCTGCAAAGCCAAAAGAAAACGATTGGGATGTGGATGAATTTCACTTCAAGCGTTGGGATTGGATCATGAAAGAAATGATCTGGACTTTCGGCGAGCATGCAAAAGACACCGAACCAAACTTCTGGATCAAGAGACCAAAATACAAACGTGTGCCGAAAGAAGGACACGATTGGAGCGAATTGGTCACTGTTGATCCAGGCATCTATGACGAAGAAAAAGCCAAAACATATTGGGAACGCAAGAAGAATGGTTTCCGTTTGTTTGGAAAATACTATCAAAATCTTTGGGATTAATTTGTGAAAGTATCAATCATTACACCCACAACGGGCAATCCACATCTTGCTGAATGCATTGCATCAGTTCGTGCGCAAACATATAAAAACGTTGAGCACATTGTTGTAGTTGATGGTATACAGCGTTGGGACAAAACAGACGAAATTTTATTGGCTGCTGAATTTCCCAACGGAGTAAATCAACATGTTTGCGTATTACCATATCCTACAGGCACTAATCGGTATAACGGTCATCGTGTGTACGGTGCTGCTACTTATTTCGCAGATGGTGATTATCATATTTGGTTAGATGATGATAATTGTTTAGAGCCCAATCACGTTGAAAGTCTTGTTCGACTAGTACAAGAAAAAAATCTAGACTGGGCATTTTCTCTTCGCAAAATTATTGACAAGGATAGCAATTTAGTTTGCTTTGATGATTGCGAATCACTAGGTTTGTGGGCGAGCATTCTACATCCAGAAGATTTTTTCGTTGATGTAAATTGTTACTTCGTGAAGAAACAAGTTGCAGTGAGCATGAGCCCAGTCTGGTATCGCAAGTTTCGCGAGCCAGGACAAATGGAAATTGACCGCGCGATTGCAGCAGTTCTAATGGCAAAACAAAATAAATTAAAGTTTGACTGCACACGCGATTATACAGTAAAATATCGTGTAGGCAATACAGGTTTATCAGTACAAGCAGATTTCTTCCTGCAAGGAAATGCAAGAATGCTTGAAAGACATAATGGAAAACTTCCATGGAAAAACTAAAAACAAATAAACTAGTTATCTTTGATCTCGACGGCGTTCTCTTGGACAGCCGCGAGATTCATTATGAAGCACTCAATCGTGCGCTTGAGATTGTTGGTCCTGAGTTTGTGATTTCTCAAGAAGAGCATTTGAGTTTGTACGACGGTCTTTCAACGACCAAGAAACTCAACATGCTCACTCAGCGCAAGAATCTGCCAGTCAGTAAGCATAATCAAGTCTGGGAAGATAAACAAAAGGCAACGTTTGATATTTTTCGTGAACTCCAAATTGATCATGAACTGGTTGGTTTCTTTCGTGAACTTAAAGAGCGTGGCTACCTTATCGCTGTCGCCAGCAATAGCATTCGTAACACAGTTAAGTTAGTTCTTCTAAAACTTGGTATTATAGAATTCATTGATTATTATGTCAGCAATGAAGATGTAAAGCGTACAAAGCCATATCCTGAAATGTATTGGCAAGCGATGACAGCATGCAATGCGTTGCCTCGCAACACCGTAGTTGTTGAAGACAGTCATATCGGTCGTCAAGGTGCGCTAGATAGTGGAGCGAAACTCGTTCCTGTTGAGAATCGCGGTGACTTGAATTACACAACGATTGATCGCATTATTAATACCCTTGAAGAACATAAAGATGTCTCTATTCCATGGAAGTCTAGTAAAATGAATGTACTAATCCCAATGGCTGGTGCTGGCTCTCGCTTCGCCCAAGCTGGCTACACTTTCCCGAAACCGTTGATTGATGTCCGCAACAAACCGATGATTCAGGTTGTGGTTGACAATCTCAATATTGAAGCAAACTATATTTTCATCGTTCAGAAAGAACACTATGAGAAGTATAATCTCCAAGTCCTTCTAAATCTCATCGCACCTAACTGTAAAATTGTTCAGGTTGAGGGTGTGACTGAGGGTGCTGCTTGTACGACATTGCTCGCAAAAGAATACATTAATAACGACGATCAGTTAGTGATTGCTAATAGCGACCAGTTCGTAGAATGGAACAGTAACGAATGCCTTTATGCTTTCAATGCTGAAGGCGTTGATGGTGGCATTATTACATTCAAGGCAACTCACCCAAAGTGGTCTTATGCTCGTGTTGGCGATGATGGCTTCGTTGCTGAAGTTGCTGAAAAGAAACCAATCAGTGATAATGCTACAGTCGGCATCTATTTCTGGAAGAAGGGATCTGACTATGTCAAGTATGCTGAGCAAATGATTGAAAAGAACGTTCGTGTGAATAATGAGTTCTATGTTTGCCCAGTATTTAACGAAGCAATTGGTGACGGAAAGAAAGTCCGTATCAAGGAAGCCGAAGGAATGTGGGGTCTTGGCACACCAGAAGATTTAACTAATTATTTACAAAATTATAAAAAATAATGTTTGACGGTCATTACAATCAATGGCGAATAAATCGCATTGCTAAAATTGAAAGCATTTTTGGCAAAGAGTTTTTTAAAGATAAAACTTTACTTGAGCTCGGTGCAGGTCATGGGCATATTGGAAGTCACTTTAAAACTCTTGGAGCTAAAGTCACTTTCGCGGATGGCAGAGAAGAACATGTAAGGACTATTCAAAGCAAAAATCCAGATGATCTAGTGATTCACCTAAATCAAGAATTCGCATGGGATTTGAAAAAAAGATTTGATGTCATAATACATTGGGGCGTCCTCTATCATCTAAATAACTGGCAGCAAGATCTTCAGTGTACATTAAAACATTCTAATTTGATTTTTTTGGAATCTGAAGTTTGCGATAGTGATGATGAAAATGTAGAAATAAAGTTACCATCTTCTAATCGATATGATCAAGAATTAGGAGAATTTGCAACTAGACCTTCTGCCGCCAATGTAGAAAAAAATATAACAAAGAATGGATTTTCATTCATAAGATATGACGACGGTAATTTAAATGCTTTTAGTGAGTATGATAAACATGTCTATGATTGGAAAGTTGAAAACACTTTAAAATGGGAATATGGACTGCGAAGATTTTGGGTGGTGAATAAAAATGAATAAGATAGTATTTGAAGTTGGGGCAAACAAAGGCACAGACACTTCTAGATTTCTTGCTGACGGTTCTTTAGTATATGCATTCGAGCCAACGCCAGAGCTTATATTGGAATTAAAAAATAAATTCAGAACTCATCCTGGATACATGCCAGTTCCTATGGCTGTTGATTTAGAAAATAAATGGGCAACATTTAACATTGCAGGCTCAGCAGACTGGGGTTGTTCCTCAATTCATGACTTTAATCCTAATATCCATAAAGAGTGGGAAGGGCGTCCAGACTTTAATGTGACTGATCAATGTCGAGTAATGACAATTAGACTTGACACATTTATGCAGATCTACAACATTCCTCATATCGATTATCTTTGGATTGACGCCCAAGGTAATGACTTTAGAGTGCTTCAAAGTCTGGGAGATAGAATAAACAATGTAACTGCTGGAAGATGTGAAGTTGCATTAGATGTTAATTTGTACGACAAGGTTGATAACTCTCATGCCAGTGTAACTAACTGGTTAGTTGAGCGAGGATTTAATGTTCAAATGCATCCTCATCCGCATCACAAGGAAGCAGATCTAATTTTCTCAAGAAAGTGATTGTTTTAAATGAGCAAATTTACATTATTGATACAAGGACCTGTGCTGAGAAATTTGATCGTCATGGCAAATCAGCACAAGTATCTGGATACTGTTGTCAGCACATGGCACTATCCAGTTCTTGATGAAGAAGCAAGCCTTTTTGCTAGACCAAATCTAAAGTTGGTTGCAAATCATACTCCAGATACAACTGAAATTTATAATAATCAAAATAGATATTTTCAGTTCAAATCTACTTACAGTGGATTGCTTGAGGTGAAAACTGAGTATGTCATCAAAGTTAGATCTGACGAATATTATTTCAATTTAAATCCAGCAGCGGCAAAGTTTTTGTCTGACCCCAACAAGGTTTTAACAAATAATGTTTTCTTTCGAAAAACAAAATACATGCCATATCACCCATCTGATCATTTAATTGTGGCAAAAACAGAACTACTTAAAACTGTTTATGAAAAATGTATTCATCAGTGCGAAAAAGATGGAGATAAATTGGAAGAAGGGTATTTCAATCAAATACCAAAACGCCTTGTTCCCGAGCAACAGTTTGCTATCAATGTAATTAAAACATTAGAGAAAAAATCATTTCGCCTTCCAACCAAGTTTAAAGATCTTGAGAAGATGAGAGAAATCACTCGAAAACATTTTGATATCATCAATAATCAACAGCTCGGGAAATATTTTGTGACCTCAAAAAAGCATGGTAAATTTGATAACAATATGAATTTCTTGTTGCCTGAAATTGATGTAATAAACTGTTTAGAGGAACTATGATGCTTATTATTGCTCATCGTGGTTTATTAGATGGACCAAACCAAATATTAGAAAATACCCCAGAACAAATAGATTATGCAATTAAATTGGGCTTCAGTGTTGAAGTCGACTTACATGTCATTGATAGGAAATACTTTCTGGGTCATGATGAGCCTCAGTATGAAATCGATTTAAATTGGCTCTTGGATAGAGAAGAAGAACTTTGGGTGCACTGTAAAAATATTGAAGCATTGCTGAGAATGAAAAAAACATTTCTCAACTTCTTTTGGCATGAAAATGATACAGTTACTTTGACAAGTAGATGTTTTATTTGGGCATATCCTGGAAAACAGCCAATCAAGAATAGTATTGCAGTGCTTCCAGAACTCAACGATGATCCAATAGATGGATGTTTTGGAATTTGCACAGACTATCCTATTAGATACCAAAAGCAAATATTAAAATGAAAACAGCGATATTAATTTCAGGGCAATTGAGAGATGCTAGAGATTGCTTTCCAAGTTTAAAAGAATATGTTATCGATGCATATAATGCAGACGTATTCATAGATACTTGGACTCCTGGAAATAATCTACTAGATCATCGCGGTCAACTTATTCCTGATAATCTTTCGACTCAAGAAATGTTATCTCTCTATAAACCAAAATTAGCGATGTTTGAAGATTTTGACAATTCTCCATTGTTTGATCGGATTAAACATAGCAATATTGGGAACAAGATGGGTTATGATGGTAGCCATGCATGGGAAACGAAAATTGAGAACGTTTTCTATATGTACTATAAGGTTTGGAGATGTTTTCAGCACATGAAACACTACGAAGCTATCAATAGTTTCAAATACGATCAAGTGATTAGAATGCGATTTGATCTTTTGTTTGAATCATTCCCAATCATACAAGCTGAACATGCAACTGTATATGTTCCTGCAGGCTTTGATCATCGTGGTGGAATCAATGACCTGTTAAGTTTGGGAACTCGAGAAACAATGGAAAAAATTTGCGATTTGTTCTCAAATTTAGTACAATATGCAGAGGCTGGTGTTGGTATGCACCCAGAATCAGTTCTACGAACGCATATGGAAAGATCTGGACTAGCAATTAATCGATTCCCACTGAAGTATAAATTGAGGGGAGAATATGTATGAACAAAGAGATTAAACCTGTAATAATTTCCATTTTCATGGAAAACATAAATCCAAAGATGATTGAATTTCAGCGAAAGGTTGTGCAAAAGTTCAATCGAGCCAATATCTCTCACATTCATGTGCAAACTGATGCTGAGCCAGGAATTACTATGACAAAAGTTATAGAGATGTTAGATTCTAAAGGTGCTGACGCTATAATGTTTTTGGATGTAGACTGTGTTCCATTGAATGAAACTGCAATTGAGTATATGTTCGAAGCTGCATATAATGGCAAAGTCATCGGTGATGCTCAGCGATCAAATCATATTCAAAACAATCAACATGTATTTGCTGCTCCCCATAATCTAACATTTACAATTGAAACATACAAACAATGCGGAAGTCCTTCTCTTGCGCCAAATTCAAGAGGTGATGTTGGTGAAGAGTTGACTTTTAGAGCAAAAGAGAGTAATATTGATGTTGAGATAATTATGCCAATCAAGTTTGATGCGCCACCAATTAGAATGTCATGGGAACCACCAAATCTTCCACCATATTGGGATCTGGCTGATGGAATGCCAAAGTATGGAATCGGAACAACTTTTGGCTATGAAAACAATGAAATGTTTTGGCATATGTATCAGAGTTTTTATCCTGGACAAGATGAAAGATTCTTCAATAAGTGTAAAGAAATTTTAGGAGAATAAAATTGGCTAACAGATCAGACTTTTTTAAAGCAAAACTCCCACGTGGGCTCAAGAAATTGATGGCTATGGGTGAAATCTATGGATATATCAAAAATTCTCATGAACGCGGAAGGTTTAAGCGCATGATGATTGAAGCACATTCAAATCATGTGGGTTATAAAATGAGACGCAATGCTCTCGATGTTAAAGATTCAGATGAATGATAAACTCTCTTTCTGAACTCAAAGACTTCCTTGAGAAAAATAATGTACCAGTAACAGAATATGCTGGCTGGTATTTGAAAGTTGGCAAAAACACATTTACAATGTCTCATGGAAAACTTTCTCTAAATCAAACGGAAGTTGATCAAAAATCTATTTTAAAACAACTAAAGGAAACACGAAATGTCAAACATTCAGGTAGTAAAACTAAGCACTGGAGAGGAATTAGTAGTAGAAATTACAGAGGAAACGGAAACGTCGATCACCTTTAAGAATCCTCTTGCTGCTGTTCTTCAGCGTTCACAAAAGACGGGTGAGCCAGCTCTTGGGTTCATGCCCTGGATGCACGCATCAAATGGTCCATTTAAGATTGAAAAGAGCAAGATCATTTGCATTGCTGAAGTTGCAGATGAGGTGCGCAATGGATACAACCAAATTTTTGGTGCTGGAATTGTTGTACCACCGCAGCAGTTGATTACGGGATGATTGTATAGTATAATATCTTTACTATGGATTTTTACACAAACGTTTGCACCATCGGCAAGTATATTCTACTGCGCGGTGTCGAAAGTGGGAAGAGAGTTAGTCGCAAGATTGAGTATCTTCCCACTTTTTATTTGCCTTCGCAAGAGAAATCAGAGTTCCGAACTCTTGCAGGCGACTATGTAAAGCCCATTCAACCTGGAACAATCCCAGAGTGTCGTGATTTTTTAAAGAGATACGAGAATGTCGATAATTTTCCTATATTTGGCAATAATCGGTTTGATTACGCTTATATTGCTGATGAGTATCCTGACGATATTCTTTGGGATGTTGATAAAATTCTTG